CAAAACTGCAAGCGACTTGGTACTGCACACTCAAACCGCCTGTGAATCCACCGCCCGATATGTTGCCTTCAATCAACTGACCGCTCGTAGGTATCTCAATGGCCCTCTCCAACATATTCTCCGTCCAACGGTATCCACGTCCACAACCACCGCATCCGTAGGTCGCATACAAACTCGTCTGAAACGAGGCCACCGCAGTTGCGTTGTAAACCACCGCCAAGTTCAACATCTGACCGTTGGATTGGTAGGTCTTGTTCACCACAAGCCTCGTCACCGAATTAGCCACCGAGGTGACATTAAAAGTGTCCAAAGTCACGCCTGTTCTCAAATCAACAACCCTCACAGGAACAACGCCCGAAGAGGGGAGCAAAAGGCTCAACGAGGAAATAGTTACCGAAATGTAGTCCACCTGCCGATACCTCATCCCTATACCCCTCCATACCGCAGAAGCAGACAAAGGCTGAACGCTCTCGGCATAATACCCCAAATCGCCATTAAACGCAGAGGTCGTGTAATTCCAACGGCTTTGCATATAGGCCAAAGACTCGGCCTTCAACATATTCGCGGCTTGGTCAATCTTGCGCTGAATCAGCGTGTAAGCAGTTTTGTCCTCTTCGTTAACCCCTGAATCAAGGTCGGCAAGGCTAATGCCTGTCAAATCATTGATATAGAGGCCACTTATAGGGTCCAAGCCAGGCTCACATAAGCCACGGATTCCGATTACATTATTCCAACAACTCATAGGGCAAAGTTACTAAAAATGAATGGCTAAAGATACAAGAGGGATATTTTGCAATAGGTATCATAATTCAATACTTTACGCAAAAGAAAAAAGGGGATGCTTTCGCACCCCCTTCCCAAACTAAACTCAAACAGAGATTAGTTGCTCACCAATCCGTTAAAGATGTAGTTCACACCAGCCAAGTCATCGTCATTGAAGAACAAGTCGGCAGGGAGGTCAACATACTTGTAGGAAAGACCCAAAAAGAACTTCCAGGTGTTGCAATCCAACTGAGCGTAATAGTCAAACTCAAGACCGGTCTCAGGGTCAGAAATCGTACCCTTTTTGATGGATTGGTCATCAATTACACGGATGCCAGAAGCACCACGGAAAGCATTGTAGCGGATCAACTGAACTCCACCGGGGGCGATCATTGCGAACTCACCTGCACCGAAAGTAGTGTCAGCCTTTGGCTCAAAGAAGAAGTAGGACTGAGCGTCTGAGTTCATCATTGACTGAAGGTCAACATTCACGGTAGCACAGCAATGCGACTTAAGAGCCGTCATATACTTGTGAGAAAGCTCACCACCGATGATGATGGGACGATCCCAACCTTCAGCAAGCTGATACTGATAGGTTACATCGGAGAGATAATCATCCAAGAACCAACCGTTGGTGGTGTTTTTGGTCTTGGTGGTCATCAAAGTCCGTGCAGCGTTTACGGTGGATCCTGCGTTGAAGGAGAACTTACCGAAGTTGGTAGAGATGTAGTTCACGGCCTCTTCGTTCATAAAACGCTTGAGAGCCTGCAAGTTCATCGCCAACTGCCTTGCAACATAGTTCTCGTCATTCTCACAACGAGGAGACAAATCGTCAAGGCTGACCGACCACCTGCGTGAAGCACCTGTGGCAGGGTCAATGTTGTAAACGGTAGAGGTTTCACCATAGGTTGGACCGGCAGCGCAGTTCAACTCGGCAGAAGCGGAAGTTCCGGCATCGTTCATACGAGGCTGGTACACGACCTCAACTTGGCGGTAGTGGCCGTTCTTGGTGTCAATCTGGTTTTGGATGATACCAGATTCGTTCATCGGGGAAGTAATCGCCCGAAGAGTGTTGATGTGTCCGGGGAACATCGTTGGATCGGCATTGAAGTAACCGTCATCCAAACGACCTTGAATATCGGGACACGATACGAAAGATGAAAAAGCGTATGACATTTTTTTAGAATGAAAGAAAGTTTTGTCGGCTATTTCTTGCCAAGCCAGGCACTATGGGGTTTATTGTCCCCCACCCGACACATCATCGTGCGTTAATCTCTTCTCTATGTCTGGCGGCCCTTGGGTGCAAGTACCGCTCACGAGTTCCTTCTTTTGTGCCAGAAGTCGTTGTCCGAATAGGCTCTCTCTCTTGCCTTCCTGCATCTCCTGCCTTTTTCAGCATTTGAGCTTTATCAGCCTCCGAGCGAACCAACTCTTCAGGTGTCAAATAACCGGTCCCCTTATCGTTCTTGATTTGGTTACCGCTCTTATCTGTCACCACCAACTTCCCATCCGACAATGCAAAGATATAACGTTCGTTGAGTTCTAAGTCAAACCCCTTTCTTGCGAATTGATTGACCGAATCACTCCACGAAAGGTTACCCTTAATCTTCATCACCTCTTGGTTAATGATGTAATTATCAATGGCTTTCTGCGATTCAACTTCTTTCTGCTCCAACTTCTGCGTCAACTCCCCTGCCAAAGTTTCGTACTCGCCCTTCTGCTTTTTAAGCTCAGCAAGTTGCGATTTATAGCTCTCATCGTCTTTGCCTGTGCTTTTGGCTTGGTCTTTCAAGTCCTCAATCTGCGTATTGATACGCTGTTGGGCAACCTCAAACAAGTCAGACAGTTTCTTCCCCTTCACATCGTCCTCGGTCAAGTTGAAGGCTCTCTTGAACTTGGTTTCAAGGCTTCCAAGGGTCTTACCTGTTACACGATTGCGGATGTCCTCATCGTCAACGGCAACCTCACGAGAAACATACTTCTTCGCAAGTTCTTCTTTGAACTCGTCAAGGGAGGTAAACTCCTTCTCTTGGTCAAATAGCCATTTGGCCATCTCTTTGTGGTCTATGCTCATTTTTTACGGGTTTTAGTGGTTGGTGTTTCTTCGGTCGCTTGGTTGATTTCTGTCTCGGCATCTTGCTCGGATACATACTCTGCATCTGGGACTTCGGGGGTTTGCTCCATCATCGTTTCAGAACTTTGCGAAACAACGATTTCGGGTTCTTGAGCAATAATCATCCTCCTGCGCTTAGGAGCCTCTTGGATTGACTCAAACACTTGGCTTTGGGGGTTCAAGTAGGCTTCATCCTCAATGCGGATTTTGTACTTCTGCAAGAACTTGGTGTTCCTTGCGGTTTCCCGGCTAATCATCACGACTTGACCGTTGGCCTTAATGGCACGGATACGCCTGCCTCTCATTTCATCATTCATACGTTTAAGGGTTTATGGTGCAAATATAAACAAAAATGGGTATTACACTTGCGGTACAAGCCAATGTCTGCACCGATAGCCTCCTAAATAGATAAAAATCGTTGCCTCGTCCGTGCCGGGTATCTTTCCCTTCCAATCACCCAACCTTCCCCACGAGCGTATCGTACCCTCATCAAAGACCTTGCCATCCCTTGCAATGCAAAATGGTCTTGAATCGTTTATCAATCCCCCTGTGTATCTGAACTTCTTAATACCTAAAGCCTTGCCCAAAGCGTAGGTGAACGAGCGATCAATCACCGCAAACATCGTGTCGGCAGTCAAAACCGCCATATTGAACAACCTGCCGTTCTTGTCAGTACCACCGCCCACCATTATGTCCTGCAACCCTCCCTCCAAAAGCGACCGAGATGAACCCGAAGCAATGGAAGCAAAAATGAAGTTTCGTATATAAGCGTATAGATTCGTCTCAAGATTGGTCAAATCATCAAACATTGAAGCCATCTGCTCCTCATAGCCAACCTCCGAGGCCAAGCCTGGGTCAAGACCCAACTTCTTGTAATACTCTTTGGTTAGGTCAGCCTGAGCGTCAATCTTGTTTGCCAAGAACACCAACGCATCGTAATAACTGCTCCGAGATACCGCTCCCTTAAATTCGGTCATTAAAGCCTCTACACGAGCGTAATTGTCGGTGGAGGATACAAGGTTGCCCCCTTCGTCATAAGAGAGCCGAGAGAGCAGTAAAATCAGTAATACGAGCAATTCATCTTGCGACTTGTCCACCTTTTGGCCGAACTCTTCACCAATCGTATCCAAGCCTTCCTGTTTGGAGGCCGCTATCTCTTCTAAAGTCATAAAACGAGGTTAGTCGTTGTTTTCTTTTTCTTCCTCTTCGTTCTCAGCAGGAGCAGGAGGATTGGCAACAACGGTGCGGTTAGACATCACATTTTGTGAGGTCAAAGTCCTGTTCTGCTCTTCTTCAGGAACAAGTGTTTTTGCAAGGGATGCAAGAGTGTTTTTCTGCTCCTCCAAGGTCAGCGTCAAGAACTGCTCGTTTTGGTCAATCGCAGAGCGAATCAAAGACTCCAACTCAAAGTGCATAACCGCCTTCCACTTCGGTACAAGACCCGTGCTAACCAACGCCAAAACATCTTTGGTTTCAAGGTTAAATAGCGGGTCAGCCTGAACCGACAACTTCATAATCGCTGATTTCTCCTCTTGAATGGGGAATCGGGTCTCCAAATACTGCTGTGCCAACAT